TCAGGCATCAGGAGATGGTGGTTTTATGACTGTAGATTTAACTTTACCAGGAGTCTTTTCATTTGAATCAAATAATGGTATGGTTCCTGATGATGGATCTGCTATAAACGTTAAAAGAGAAGCGCAGGCAAATTTAGGAAGGGTAACAGTTAGTATAACATAATGACATACGCAGAATTAGTACAAAAAATTAGAGATTACACAGAAGTAGATTCAAATGTTTTAACATCTACTATTGTAAATGGATTTATATCTGATGCAGAATTTAGAATTTTAAGAGATGTAGATTCTGATAACAACAAAAGATATGCTACAGCTAATTTAGTGGCCTCAAACAGATTTATAGATACACCGGATAATTTATTGGTAATCAGATCCGCTCAAATAGTAGATTCTGATGGAAGTTCACAACCTGATAATAGAGAATTTTTAGAGTTTAGAGATACTAGTTATATGTCAGAATATAATCCAACGGGATCAACAGGAGTTCCTAAATATTATGGATTTTGGGACAAAGACACTATTGTATTAGCTCCTACACCAGATGCTACTTACACAATTCAATTAAATTATATCTTGAAAGATCCGGGTTTATCGAGTACAAATACAGAAACATACATAAGTAAAGTTTTTCCCAACGGACTTTTGTATGCATGCTTAGTAGAAGCGTTTTCATTCTTAAAGGGGCCAAATGATCTCTTGCAATTATACGAAGGAAAGTATAAACAAGTGGTAGAAGGCTTCTCGATAGAACAAATGGGAAGACGAAGACGAGATGAATATCAAAGTGGTGTTCCTCGAGTCGGAGGAAAATAAATATATAAGGAGATAAACTATGGCTATATCACAAGCAATTGCGAACTCTTTCAAAAAAGAACTTTTGGAAGGTGATCACGATTTTAAACAATCTGGTGGAGACAAGTTTAAATTAGCTCTTTATACCGCAGGTGCGACTTTAACTTCTGCTACAACTTCATACACTACTTCTCAAGAAGTATCTGCTTCTGGTCAATACACAGCAGGTGGTGGTACATTAGTTAATGCAGGAACATCAATCACTGCTGGTGTAGCAAGAGTTGACTTTAATAACTTATCTTTTACTGGTGTAACACTAACTGCTAGAGGTGCATTGATTTACAATACATCATTAGCTAACGCAGCTGTTGCTGCATTAGATTTTGGTGCAGACAAAACTGCAACTTCTGGTACGTTTACAATTCAGTTCCCAGCACCAACATCAACTGCAGCGATCTTAAGAATCTCTGGGTAGTACATAGGAGGTAACTTCCTATGGCAACCACTTGGGGTTTTAATTCGTGGGGCGACAACTCATGGGCGTCTAATCAAAATAATATAGACGTCAACGGGATAGGTGCATCTTTTAATTTAGGTCAAGCACAATATGTACCTATTGATGGATGGAGTCGTTCTGCATGGGGATTTGAATCTTGGGGCGTTGAATATCAAAATGCAAACGTTGATATAACAGGTTTTGGTTTATCTACAAATCAAGGCGAAGAAACTATTAATGCTGAAGTCAATGAAGGTTGGGGAAGACTAACCTGGAATGAAGAAGCATGGGGAATTGGTGGTGATGTAATTGCTACCGGTCAAGAATTATCTACAAATTTAGGAACTCCAACTATTAATGCAGAAGTAAATATTGGTTGGGGCTCGGATACCTGGGGCACTGAAACTTGGGGTATATCAGGTCTAACTGTTGATTTAACAGGAATAGGTTTAACAGCTACAATTGATGATGTAACAATTAAAGCAGATGCTTCTACCGGTGAATTAACCGGTGAACCAATGACTATAGTTGTTGATGATGTTTTAGGATCAGCAACCGTAGATGTATCTGTTACAGGTGAACCAATGACAGCAACGCTTCAATATCAAGAAGCGGTTGTAAATGCTACAGGACAAGAATTAACAGCTAATGATGGCACAGCTGATTTAGATGCAAATACAATTGTAGAAATATCAGCCACATCAGCATCAACTTGGAATGGTCCTTATGCATGGGGCAGTGGAGCATATGGTAATGAACAAATTACTACACTTGCTATGGCTGCTAATGAAGGTGAAGTTGATCCTGGTCCAGATGCTAATATTACAGGTATAGAAATGACTGCAACGTTAGATGACGTTGTAACTCAAGCAGATGCAAATACAGGTGTAATAACTCCTATTGAATGGGGTGAACAAACTTGGGGTCAGTCTACATGGGGTAATGGTGATTATTTTGATGCTACAGGATATGCACAAGCTGCAACTATAAATCTTGGAACAGCAGTATTAGATGCAAATACTATAGCTGAAGTAAGTGGTCAAGAAATGACCATGCAAGAAAATAGTGTTGACGAAGTCACTGGAAATGCTAATGTATTAGTGTCAGGAAATGCCTTGACAATGGCTCAAGGAAGCCTTAGAACACTAATATGGAACCAAGTAAATACTGGCACAGCACCAGTTGTTCCACCAGGTTGGCAAGAAGTTGACACCGCTGCTTAAAAATAATATATTGACTTTACAGTCAAAATTTATAAAATTTAAATAATTGGAGATAAAAAATTATGGCAAACTCAACATCAGCTAATTTAAAATTAACTGTACAAGCAACTGGAGAAAATTCAGGAACTTGGGGTCAAATCACAAATACAAACTTATTAATTTTAGAACAAGCTATCGGTGGTTATTCTGCAATCACAGTTAACGCAACTACTGGTGCAACTTTAACATATTCAAACGGTGCATTATCAAATGGTAAAGATGCAGTTATTAAATTAACTGGAACTATTACTACAAACATTGATGTTGTAATTCCTGATTCAGTAGAAAAAACTTACATTATTGAAAACGGAACTTCAGGTGCATTTACTGTAACTGTTAAAACTACTTCAGGAACTGGAGTAACTTGGGCAGCAACAGACAAAGGTACTAAGATGGTTTACTCTGATGGAACTAATGTTGTTGACACAGCTTTTACAGATTTATCTTCAGACATTACTCCGCAATTATCTGGAATATTAGATACAAATGGTAATGATATTATTGTTGATGACGCTGGTGCGATTGAAGATGATTCAAACAATCCATATATTAGATTTCAAAAAACAGCTTCAGCTGTAAACTATTTTGATGTAACTAACCAAGCAACTGGTTCAGCTCCTGAAGTAGCAGCAGTGGGAAGTGATACAAATATTGATTTTAATTTAACTCCAAAAGGAATTGGAAGAGTTACATTAAACGGTAATTCTAAAATTCAAGGTGTTACAGAAAAAGTTAATGTTAATGGAACATACACTTCAAACATTAACATTGATACAAATACTCAAGCAGTTCAATTAAACACAGTAACTGCTAATGCAAACTTTACAGTTAATTTAAGAGGTGATGGTTCAAATTCTTTAGATGCGTCTATGGATGTTGGTGAATCAATCACAGTTGCTCTTATTAATAAAAATAATAATGTAACTTATTATAATACTACAGTACAAGTAGATGGTTCTACAGTAACTCCAGTATGGCAAGGTGGAGCGGCACCAACTGGTGGTAATGTAACATCAAATGATGTTTATGCTTACACAGCTATTAAAACTGCAGCCTCAACATTTACTGTATTAGCATCGCAAACACAGTTTGCATAATAGGAGGATAGAAAGATGCCTTTACTAGGTACATTTGGAGCAGATTCGGTTAGAGGATTTGGAAGAGGAAAAGGAAAAGGTCCTCCATACGAAATTATAATGCTTGTTGTAGGTGGCGGTGGCTCTGGTGCTCCAATCGGAGGAGCAGGCGGAGGTGCTGGAGGTTATAGAACCTCAACTCAACAAGAAATTCCAGCAGGTTCAACATTAACTGCTACGATAGGTGCTGGTGGTAATCCAGGTCAAGATAGTTCAATTACAGGTGATGATATATCAAATATAACTAGCTCTGGCGGCGGTGGCGGCGGTGGCTGGTATGGTGGATCTGGCGCTGGAAGCGGAACTGGAGGAGATGGTGGATCTGGCGGTGGTGGTGGAAACTATCAGCCAAATAACCCAGGAGCACCTAATGGCCCTGGAGGTTCTGGTAACATTGGTGGCTATACACCTTCTGAAGGAAACGACGGAGGAGATGCAGGGGCCGTTACTTATCCTAATTTTAGAGGCGGCGGCGGTGGCGGCGCAGGAGCTGTAGGTAATAATAGTTTTGGAGCCGGCGGTATAGGATCTCAAAATGATATTACAGGAACTTCACTTTACTATGCTGGAGGCGGCGGCGGAGGCGGCGGCGGAAGCGCAACAGGAACTACACCAGGAGGTCAAGGCGGCGGCGGAAACGGCGGCGGAGAAGGAAATGATGGAGTAGCAGGACAAGTTAATACCGGCGGCGGTGGTGGCGGCGGAAGATCATCGGGAGGACAAGGTGGATCTGGAGTGGTTATTTTAAGAGTACCTACTGCAAACTATCCTGGTACAACTACAGGTAGTCCAACAGTTACAGAAGATGGAGATTTCACAGTTATTAAATTTACAGGATCAGGGACGTACGAAACATAATGGCTCATTTTGCAAAAATAAATAATTCTAATATAGTTGAACAGGTTATTGTTATTCATAACAATGCGGCTCCTTCTGAAATGACAGGGAAATCTTTTATAAAAAATGTTTTAAAAAAAGAAGGTACTTGGATAAAAACTTCTTATAATACAAAAGAAGGAAGTTATTATACATTTAATGAACAAGGACAACATGTTTTAGCTGAAGATCAAACTAGAGCTTTTAGAGGAAACTTTGCTAATCAAGGAGGAACGTGGAATCCAGATCTAGAAGTTTTTTTACCTCCTAAACCTTTTGAAAGTTGGGTATTACACAATCAATTACCAAGATGGCAATCACCCATAGGCGATGCTCCTGCACTAACTAGTGAGCAAGAATCTCAAAAATCAGCAGGAACTCATTATTGGGACTATGTGTGGGATGAGGAAAACACACAATGGTTGTTAAAAGATCATTTAGCACAATAATTCTTTAACTATTTACTTAGATTAAATTTTTGATATAAATTTCTTTATAAAGAAATTTAGAATGTCTGAACAAATTAAAATACAAACAGGTTTTGATTATTGGCTATGGAATAACTTTTTTAATAAAAAAGAAATAAAAGAATTTAATAAACTTTTAAAAAATTCTGCTACTATAAAAGAACCTGAAACA